ATTTAACATATGTTGAATTTCAGGGGGTCAAATGGAAAGTCGAAAGTTTCGATATCCGACCTCCTCGCGTTGTTGTTAGTTTGGGAGGGGTGTATAATGAGCAATCGACTGAACATGCATAACATAATCCTGAAAGCTGTTGAACAAACCGGTGAGAGGTACAAAGTTTATTATAACCCAATCGCAAACGTAAAATTAGAATACCCATGCATCATTTATCGACGCAAAGGAATTCATCAACGACATGCTGATGATATTAGATATCATACTCATACGTCGTATCAACTAACAATTATTGATAAAAGAGTAGAATCTCCTGTTGTTGAGAAACTACTTGAAAATCAATATTGTACTTACAACAATGAGTTCGTATCTGAGAATATGAACCACACTATTATGACACTTAATTCTGGAGGAATTACAAATGGCTAAACTAAAATTCGATGAATTGGGGAAACGTTTTTATGAGACAGGTGTCTCTAACGCCGTTCTATTCCCACAAGCAGACGATGGTACATATCCTAAAGGCGTTGCCTGGAATGGTATTACCGCTGCTAACGAATCACCATCAGGTGCTGAGTCTAATGACCAATACGCAGACAACATCAAGTATTTGTCTCTT